CAGGGTTCTTCATGTTCTTCATTATTCTCCACCTAACATAGATACTTGAAAAAAAGCACCATCATTGTCAGCTTCTTTCTTAAAGCTAACATGCATGTGCTTAGTGTGTTTGTTAGCCCCTGTGTACTTGCGCCACTTCCAGTTAAGGATGCGTGAGCAGATTCGTCCATCGTAAATGATGTAACTAATACGCTTGTCTTTCTTGGATCTGGATAAGGTACGAAGCTGATCAGCAAGATCTCCCATGATGTCTGGCTTGCCACCCTTGAATAAGTCTTTGTCCACATCAATGGCACGAACCCAGCCCTGCTCATCTGGATTATGATCTGACTTGCGAGCAGCGTGTCGGGTATCACCGATCCAACCATCCGATGCGCGGTCACGATCTGGAAACGAGTCATCAATCTGCTCTCTTAATTGAATAGCAGCTTTAGAGAGTTTGACCTTCATCCAAGTAAGAGCTTCACTTCATCCTCGGTAATGCCAAGTTTTGCCAATAGTGCAGTTTTCTCAGCAACTTTAATTGCTTCTTCTGCGCGAATAGCATTTTTAGTTGCTTGCTCTGCCTCAAAGACTGCGAATTCTGCATCTGTCATTTCGCGGTCAATAATCTGATTTGTTTCTATGTCATGAATACGAATTATTGGCTTAGTCATTATTTCACTCCATACACTAGAACTGTACCTGCTGAAAATGTTGCTGCTGTGCCTGTTTCAATTACTAGAGATGTAATTGCAGAATTGGTTGCCAATGAACCTGAGTTAATGTGACGCTCAGTTGTTGAAGGTGTTTCCCATGAACCAAAACCAGAGATTGGCTTGTAATTTGTTGTCGAAGCATAATTCTGGATTGTTATAAAATGAGAATTATTGCCACCTGTTTGCTTATAATCATTGTATTCGAGATTAAATGCAACACCTGTATTAGCTTGTGAAGCAACACTATTTGTCGCAAAACCAATGTGGCGAATGTTTGCCATTTGTGAAGCATTATTAGGTTTTAACACAGGATAAGCACCAGTAGTGCTAAATGTCATGCCGTAAATATAAATTGCTAGATTGGTGTAAGCACCTGAAATGCTACTAATTGTGGTGCTAGTTCCTGAAAGGGTTGTGGTAGAAAGCAAAGTCATACCACCGCCCGCGCTGGATGGAGTAGCCCACTTTAATCCCGTAGTTTCTGCGCTGTCTGCTGTGAGGACTTGACCATTAGTTCCTACAGGAAGGCGGGCTGCTGTGTCGGCTGCACTTGCTGCAATAAGATCGCCTTTAGCATCAAAAATAGTTGCAGGAATACCAGAGGCATCTGCGACCCACTTAAAGTCCATGTCTGTGTTGCTGTTCTTAGCAAGGACTTGGTTAGTCGTGCCACCTTTGAGATCTAGCAATGAAGCATCGATTGCATCGCCTAGACCCTCAATGGCGGTTGCGCCATCTTTGACTAAGTCTGTACTGGTTGGTACTGGCCAACCAAAATTAGGGGTTGTTGTTGCCATTAGGTTAGAGCTCCGATCGCTTTAGACCACTGTAGTGTACCATTTACGCCACTCCAGATGGTGTTAGTTGGAAGTACTGTTGCCCATGTCGGGGCTATAAGTGAGAAATCTGTTGGTGAGACATAGATAGTCATATCCACAAAAGTTGGAGTGGCTCTCATAGAGATGCCCTCTACAAAGCCTGAGAAGTACCCCTCGAACATGTTGAAGGGTAGGTTAGTAATAACTACTGGTTCGCCAAAGAATAGGTTGATTAGATCATCTCTAAGGGCATTAGGCATAAGAGGATTGTCAAGTCTAAAGGTAATCTGATCAAGTTGAGTTCTTGGAGTTGAACGCAAAGATAAATCGCGGTCAATAATGTCCTCTATGTCTGCCAGATAACGGATATTCGAGTCAAATGTCCTCTGATAGCGACCATATGTAACGATAGAAGCATCGTCTGTGGCTGAGTATGTGCTGCCGTAGTCATTGCCATAACGGACGATCTCGCTATTACGTATCTTGCCAATTTGTAGGATTGATTTAACGCTGGCAGGAGATGCATAGTTGCCGTCTAACTGGGTTGAGCCGTTAGTTGCTAAATAATTACTTCTATGATCACCATCTGCATAGGCTATGCGCCCTTGTTTGTCCTCGTAAAGGGTTCCAAGTGCGCTGTCTGCTATCTGCTGGACTAGAGTCTGGGTATTGCGATCTGCTGCTGAAAGATTATCCATCTGATAAAGACCAGTATCAATTTCGCCTAATCCAACATTTTCAGCAAAAGCCCATGTAGTTATTGGATTGTAGGTTGCCCATGTAAGGCTCGGTGCTACTTCTTGCCATTGATTGACTAGGAGATCTTCCAGAATAATAGCAATCTGTTCGCCATCCAGTCCATGAGCTACAGAATCTGTGTAGATCGCTTTAGGCAGTTTAGCCAAAGCTCCTACTGCAAGGACTGTTCCTATTGTGACATAACCTGATTCTTCTGGGCTTCTGACTGAAGTTGTAAAGTCTGACACAGTGCCACCAAAAAAAGGCACATAAGTTCCAGAAGTGTCTTTAAGTTCTAAAGTCAAAGAATCAGTAACATCGATGTCAAAAAGAGTGTTGGTTGAATTGATGATGTCCATGCGGGCATAACCTGCTTGGCATTGACGATCAATGTCGATGCGACCAATAGTCACATTAACGGCCGTTACATTGGTATAAACAGTCGTGCCGACTGTTATGCGCCATTCTGGAAGCCATGTCATAGGATTGCTAAACTCGTAGTTCCGCGCTGATTGGCTTGACGAATAGCATCCTCAATAGCTCTAGCGATTGCTTCTGGATCTCCAACGCCTGTATTGACAGTAAGGTTATATTGGGCAGCAGCTTGAGCAGCATATCTTGATCCGCTTACCGCGCCTGATACTCCAGCACCGCCTGTTAATCCAGCGAGCAATGACCTTCTTGCTACATCTTCAAGATTAAATAATTGTGCGCCTGTTGTCATGGCTAAAGAGCTTTCAGCCAATGCCTTGATATCGGCTTCTGTTTGTAAATCTAATAACATAGCGAAAGCATCTGCGCGCTCCTGCACTGCATCCGATAATTCTAAAAGAGATTCAGTTGATGCCGCTAATGCATCTGTCATTGAAACAGGCGCGATGTAATCATTTTCTGGAATTCCAGAACCTAGTGATGCGCTGGTTGGAATTGGAGCATTAGCGGTTAAATTAGCCTGTGAAAGCAATTTGATCATTTCTGCTATTTTGGCAAGTGCTGCATCAAGATTACTTTGATTGATTAAGTCCTTAGGCTTTAATGAATCAAGAATAGACTTAATGTCTGTTAATTTAGCACTTTGACCAGTAAGAGCATTAAGAATCTTAAGATCTTCATTAAGTTTTTTAGTCGCTGCTGTAATGGCTGCTTCATCTTTAGAAGCAATAGCATCCTCTAAATCGAAAATAGATTGTTTAACATTTAGACGAGCAACATCATTGGCAATTTGTAGACGCTGTGTTGAAGTTGTTGCTTTACCTAATTGCTCAGCCTGGTTAGTAAGAGCTGCTGCGACTTGGATCTTATCCATGTCAAAAACTTCTTCACCTTTGAGAAGGGCAAGGTTAGCCTTGTCTATGGCTTGCTGAAGTCTCTTATCTTTGGTGATCTTACTTTGTGCTGCTGCTTGTTCTTTTGTAAGTTTAGTGATCTGTGCTTGTTGCTTAATCTGTACCTGACCAGATATGGACATGCCTGTTCTAAAAGGTCTTGGCTGTTGCTTAAATCTCTCAAATTCGTTAATTAAAGTTTTGATGCCTAGTGGATCGCCAAAGGTTTTACCTAACACTGCTGTTAGAAATGAGCCACCGGGAATCTTCTTTAATTCATCTACAAAATAAGCTGCGCCAATCGTGGCGTTTTGTAATTTGATACCAAGTTTATCAATTTCAGAGGTTGTTTTTGATAATCCTTGTTCACCATTAAGAATGTTCAAGGCTTCAATTAAGCCAACACCAATAGATTCCTTAAAGTTTTCAGTCGCAACTGCCAGTTTATCCATTGAACCTTGATAACTGCTTGCTGCTGCTGTTGCTGATCCAGCAAAGGTTGCAGATAACTGATCAGTAATTTCCTTGAAAGATTTGCTTTTAAGGTCTGCCTTTGAGATACCTACGCCCAAGCGGGAAAGTGCTGTGTTATTTCCTAAAAAAGCACGACTTAAGGCTTTTGTTACTGCGCCCAAGTCCAAAGAATTAGCGGCACTTACATCTAAAGCAATACCCATCAAGCGTTGAGCTTCAGCAGAATCCCGTGTCGCAATCGCTAGGGTCTGATAACTTGGACGAAGTTGATCGTCCACAATTCCGAACTCGCTCTGGAGTCTCTGGATGTAAGCTTCAGAAGTTGCTGCATCTCGACCTAGACCAACATTCTTGAGAGCTAGCGCTAATTGTTGCTGTGCTTTCTGATCTGCTGCTGCTGCTTTAACAGCAGCCTTACCATAAGCAAGAACCTGAGTAGTACCAAAGGCAAGACCAAAAGCACCTGCTAATTTTTTGACATTCTTTGTAAGTTTGTCTGTTGCAGTATCTGCTTGCTTAAAGGCTTTATTTCCTACGAATTCCGCAGCAATATCAATCATTACATTAGCCATGATTTACACCTTTGCTCTCGCGTTTAGTTTGTTGGCTGCGTTTTTAATGGCTGCTAAAACTGCTTCTCTAGCCTTGCCATTGTTTTCTTCATAGGCACGGAATAAGGCGCGACCTTCCATCTTTTGATCGCCCTTCATTTGTGAACTGTACTTGCCCTGCTGATTCTCTACGAATCTGCTTTGTGGAGTCTTGCGACCCATAGTCTCATAGATTGCTCCAGCAGCACTTTTATTGAATACACGAGCAAGAGATCTGAATCCTCTGCGATTAGGTTTTGATGGCGTTGTCTTATAGCCAATGCCTTGCTTTACGATTCGAGCATTGTAACTAGGAAAGCGAGCCTGTGACCCTTCACGAGTTAGCCATCCGCTAAGCACTTGACCATCATCTGGCAGATAGCCCTTAGCAGCCTTTGTAATGGGCTTTAGAGCTGCTGCAACCTCTTTAGGTAATGCTTTGGCAAGATCAGGACTGAAAGCGCGTAGAGACTTTCTAAGAGCGATTCCGCCCTTTACGCTTGCTGGCATCGCTCACCTCTTTCGCTTCATCCTTGAGCCCTTGCACTAATGCATCGAGCATCGTCTTATCTAGATCTAATAACTGCTGTGGCGCGATTCCCAA